CAGTCGGGCCAGATCACGTTGCCCTTTACGTCATACCGGATGCGCTGCTTGATGGTCTTGCCCTGCGCTTCTGCGGCTTCGCGTTGGGTCTTAGCCTTGTGGCAATCGGTGCAGATGGCTTCGAGGTTGTCAGCGTCATCCTCTCCACCCAGCGACTTCGGCTTAATGTGATCAACCTCGGTTGCTGGTGTCACGCGGCCTGCGCGTTTGCATGGTTGGCATAGGTACTGGTCATGCTCCATCACCCAATCGCGAAGCTTAACCCAAGCCGCGCCATATCCGCGCACATGCCTTGACCCGCGATAACCCCAGTTGCTCGGCGTCTTGCCTGTGCTAGGCTTGTACTTTGCCATGTGGAGTTAGCCCGATGCGTTACGCCTTGATCGTTGCTGCCTTGCTTGCCTCGCCCGCTGTGGCTGATGATACATCACCATCCATAAAGGTCGGGCAGTTCGCAGCATTACTTGCCGCCGAGGGGCAATGCTCCATGCATTACAATGCTGATGCTGTTGCGTCCTATGTGGCGCGCACGTTTGTGACACCTGAGGAGTTGGACGCGATGGCTGCCTTGCCAGTGCTTACGTCTGGACATGCGAGCCTGATCAGCAAGCAGTCGGCGACAGCTAAGGTTGCCACATGTGCGGCTGCGCGGTCCAATGCCAAGCGCCTTGGGTTTGTCTACTAAACCTGAAACGCAAAAAGCGCCAAGGTTTCTCCCGGCGATCTGCTTGTGTGATTTGGTGGAATTGCGGCAGCACCCCGTCATGTCGCGGGGTTGTACCGCGCTGATCGGACAAACGCCCAGAACCAGCAACACGCGAATATTGCCACACAACATCTAGTTGCGCAATACCTTATACAGCCCTTCGCACTGATAGCGGATCAACGGCGATATCGTTGTCGCGCCCGAATATCTGGACGGTCGCCTGCACCATCGGGTACGAGGTGCCAGGCTTGACCACCATTCGCCCGAATGTTGCCAGCATCCCTGCGAATGGCCCGTCCGCGATTTCCAGCGGGTCGCCGGATTTGTACTGCGCAATCACGTTGATGATTTCCTGCCTGCTGGCATTGGCCGCTGACAGCCGGTCGCGTTCTGCGATGATGCGCTTGGCATCGGCAAGGCGGGCGTCTGCCTCGGCTTGAAACCGATGCCAGCTTCGCACGTCCGATGGCAGCAGAAACTTGATGGTGCGCGACAGGTGGCGAATATCCATGATGTCGCTGATCATGTGCGACGGCGCGGTAATGCGCAGGTAGTTCGGCAATGCCGGATATTCAAACGGTTCGGCCACGCGGGATTTACCGCGCCGCTCGAACTCTATTCGCCTGCCGGGCCAGTGGGCAACGCCAAGTGCGGCAAGATCGGCCATGACCTCAAATTCCCGGCCCGTGGTGGCGTATGCCATGATTTCAGTGGTCATGCATTGCTCCTCGCGGTCAGATCAAAACCAAGCGGCTCATATTCATATTCCAACGGCCAGCCATCAGGCCCCAGCACCTCGCTATGTGTTGGCCGGTCAGTGAATACCTCACGCGTTTGGCCGGGGTTCACGTCTGGATCAAAGCGGCCTTCCTGCGCGCGATAGGTTGCTTTGATCTTCATGCTGCACTCCCATCTTTCCAGCGGCCCATCCCGATCTTGTCAGCCGTCTTGCGCAGCCAGTGGTAATAGACCGTCGCGGGGGTCACGCCCAAAGCCTCGGCGCAGGCGTTGAAGCTGGGGTAGGTCACGCCGCGAACGGTGATCGGATAGGCGGTGTAACGGTCCTTCACGTTTTCCCGCTTGTCCGGGGCATTGAAGGCGCAATAGGCGATGATGGTTTTCCCGCCGCGCCGATGCTCTACAATCTTTGCCTCGCCTTGCTTGACCATCCATGCCGCTGCCTTCTGGCATTTCAGTTGCGTCAGCCCTGCGGTGCGGGATAGCACATAAGCGGATATCGGCTTTTTGCCGATCAGGCGGCGCATGATGGCGAGCGTTGACGCCTCGGGCACATCAGGCAGGCGATGACCGTTGTTTTCGATTGATGTTGGCGCTGCGGCTTGGTGCCGTTCGGCCCGGGCGGATTTGGCCCATGCAGCCGCGAGAGCTTTCTCATCCCATGCGCCGAAAGGTTTCATCGTCGCCTGCACCTTGGGCGGCAGGACCGGCGCGGATTTGGCGCTGGTGATTTGATATGGGGATAGGTCGGTCATATCGCACACTCCACAAGACACGCGACAATCGTTCCGACCGGGCTTGCCGGGGCTTCGACCTGTTCGCCGTTGATCCATGCAGGAACGCGACCCAGCGATTTGCCCAGATCGGCGGGGCTGATGTTGTGCTGCAATGCGATGCTGATCAGAACGGCTGCATCGGCCAGGCTTGCTGCGATGGCACCGCCACGAAGGGTATTGGCGAAAACCTCGCGTGGCTTGCCTTGGCGGTCAAAGCCCACGGTTACGGTGATCAGGTGATCGTTCCACAGCGCCTCGGTCGTGATGTTCGGGCGGCGGGTGGGGAGTGGGGTGCGGTTCATTGCACGCACTCCAATGACCCATCCCAAGCGCAGTGATGGCAAAACCACCGGAAGCCGTCTTCGGTAATATCCACGACCATGCACTTCTCCAATTGCTTTTCGCGTGTGGCGCTGCATTGAGGGCATGTGCAGCGATGACGACCTATCACCGCTGGCACGTTGAATTTCATCCAGTCCAGTTCGATTTGCAGTGTCATGCTGCGGCACCGAACAGATCACCCACCGATGACGCCGCCTCGGCCAAGTTCTTTCCGGCTTGCGCGGCATATTCCGGTTTCAGCTCAAATCCAAGATAGCGGCGGAACTGCTTGACAGCTTGGTATCCGGTTGACCCGATGCCGTTGAATGGGTCCATGACAACATCGCCCGGCTTGCTGTAGAGACGCAGGCATCGATCAATCACGTCCAGCTGCAGCGGGCAGACGTGGCGCTCATCCCCTGCCGCCTTCATGCGGTTTAGGACGTTGCCCTGCTGAATATCCATCCAGACGGGCGACGCCAATTTCTGCCATTCGTACACGTCAAATTCGGCGTGCGGGATCAGTGCGGCGATTTGATCATCGGTTGGCGTTTCAGATGCCAGCCCTTGCCGGTGCATTTCGTGCAACCACTTGCGCACGATCTTGACGGCTTCTTTCATGTCGCCCGGCGCGCAATGTTCAATGCGATCTGGGTTGTCACCATCCTTGCGGAAAAACAGCATATAGTCTGGCATGCCGACGCGGTTCATAGCACTATCTTTGCGGATCTGCTTGTAGAGCAGGCCAAGCGCTTTTGTCCGCTGCATCTCGACTACGGGGTCTTTCCAGATCGTCGCCCGGCCATGGTAGATCATCCCGGCGTCAGTGTGCGCCTTGATCAGATCACCTGAGAAGTCTTGCAGACCGATGGCCCCATCGCGGCCCTTGCGCATCGGAAGATCAGTGCAATGCACGCAAACCATGCGGCCAGGCTTCATCACACGGGTTAGCGCATCGGCGAAGAATTTGTATTGGTTGATGAATTGCACCCCGCCGCCCGCATTGCCCAGGTCGCGCTCGCTGTCGGAATAAACGAATAAGTCCCCAAACGGCGGACTTGTAATCATACAATCAACGCTGCTTTCCGGCATGGCGTGCATGCCTTCAATGCAGTCTGAGTTGTGCAGTGCCCATCCGGCGCCTTGATATTCAGGTTGTTTCATTGTCCGGTCCTCACCCATTCAGGAAATGCCAAATCAAGCGGGCGATCATATACGACCCTGCGTTTGGCATTCGTTTGCGCTGATTTCATGGCTTCGGCCATGCGCCGTTTCATCTCGTCGTGTTTTTTCGATTTGACGTTGATCACGTCCCAGATTGACGCCTCGGTGTCGCTGATCACGATATCGTTGCGCACGGTTTCCGACTGCCCAAAGCGATGCGACCGGCGAACGGCCTGATAGTGCTGCTCATATGAAAAGCTGATCGAGGCAAATACCGCATGCGAGCAGTGCTGCCAGTTGACGCCAAAACCTGCCAGCTTAGGCTTGGTCACGATTGCCCGATATTCACCGTCGGCAAAGCCAAGCAGTCGGCGTTCTTTTTCGTCGGGGTCAAGATCGCCGCGCACTTCGATTGCACCGGGGATCATTTTGGCCAGCGTTGTGCTTTCATCATTGGTTTCGCACCAGACCGTGACCGGCTTGTCATGGGTTGCCAGATCAGCCGCCATTTCGCAGCGCTGTTTCAGGGTCAGCCGCTTTTCCTCATGGAATGACGTTGCGGACATTTCCGGGATGCGAAACAGCATTCCATCCGCGACCTTTTCCATGCGGTCAGCGGCTACAGTGTGAATGCGCCGATCTACATCGGGCAGGATATATCCCGCATCATCGCCGCCCAAGTCAGAAGGTAGTGTTGCACAACGCGACCACGACGCTACAAAAGACCAGAAGTCCTCTACAGCATGCCCCTTCAGCCGCCAGTCTTGCGATGCGGTTGACGTGTCATTGATAAACCACTTTGACAGCATTTCTTGCTGGCGCATGACGCCCAGAAACTCGGCATGGTTCCCAAGTTCGGTATGGTCATTTGGCGACGGGGTCGCGGTTGCTGCCAGCTTGTACGGCGTGTCAATGAACGCATCCTGGATCATCGCCCGCGTGCGCCCGGCGTAGCTTTTCAGGATGCTGCTTTCATCAAGAACCACAGCGCCGAATGATTGCGGGTCAAGCTTGGCTAGACGCTCATAGTTGGCGACCATCACGCCGGAACCAACTTCATGCTGTTCGCGGGTTTGGCGCGCGTCTATGCCAAATTTCTGGCCTTCGCGCACCATCTGCCCGGCAACTGCAAGCGGCGTCAGGATCAAGGATGGCTTCCCGGTTTCATCCGCGCACTGCCGCGCAAACTCCAACTCAATAAGAGATTTACCAAGGCCAGTATCTAGAAATGCCGCAGACTTGCCTCGATTGAGTGCAAACTCCAATGCCGCGATCTGGTGTGCCTTTGCATCCGGATTAATCGGATGCGGATCAAATCCATATCTTTGCGCATCTGGGGCGCGTGAGGCTATGAAAGCCCTGTATTCCGATAAACTCATTCTTTCCTCACTTTCGTCTCCCTTGGAAAAGCGCGCGGCAGCCTGGGAGGATAAGGCTTTTCGGTTGGCCAACCTAGCCGCGCTTGATCATCTTAGACGTTTCTGCGGTTAGGGCAATTCATAGTTTCAAACTAAACTGTACGGTTCAAAACGTCTTAGGCTTGAAACCGGCATCGGCCAAGATTTCGGCGACGGCTTGGGAGTGGGGTGCTGTTCATGCGGATTACCCTTTGGCATCGTCGGTCATGCAATTCCCGCGCAAAGCGATATCCACCGCTGCGGCCCGATCATCGGCGGATTTGCTTGGGAACATTTCCGCGACCAGCGCATCAACGCGCGCCCGTTCCTCTGCCGTCGCGGGGCGGCGTTTGGGTTCTTCCGGTTCCGGCCCGCGCTCAAGGGCTGCGATCATCTGCACACGCGGTCCAGTCAGCGCCTTGCAGCGTTTTTCCAGTTCTTCCCATGTCGGCCAAAAACGGTAGGTTTCCCGCAGCAACACGGTTTTGACCACATCGGCGGGGAAGCGGGTGAGGCGCGCTGAATACACCGAAACCCGTAGTTCATCCGCAAACGGGTCATCGGCGCGGCGCGCAACGATCACCGACAATTCGGCAAGCCATTCCTCGATCAGCCGCACCTGGGCCGGGGTCAGGAAATTGCGCAGATCGGCAAGCGCGGCTTCATGGTTTCCGGCTGGTGACACGGCGCACGACACAGCGACTTGATAGGACGGCAGATGCTCGCCGTTTGGTCCGCTGGGGAAGCGATGTTCATACTTCACCGCCAGCCCTACGCCGTGCGACAATGCTCGCGATACTGCTGCCTTGTCCATATCGACCGGGCGCTGACCCGCCAGCCATGTTGCCACGCGCTGCGTATCGGCTGGAGATAACACGGCACTGCGTTGCCCAGCACTGTTCCCAGCCTCGATGCGATTTCCTTCCGCCTGCATCTGTGCGGTCTGACCAGTAAGCATGGAACCCAAGTGCTTCATCGTGAATTACCTCGTCTGGAATGTTTTGCTTGCGGGCATAGGCCCAACCTTCGTCGCTCAATGCCCAATCCTCGGGCAGGCGGTGTTTGTCTGGCTTGAGGGGCTTTGCAGCCTCGGGGAATACAAGGGGTTCTTGGTTCAAGGATGGTTCAAGGATGGTTTGGGTCCCGCTGCGGGACGGGTGGGGGTCCCGCTGCGGGACGGGTGGGGTCCCGCTATGGGACTGGTCCCGCTCTGGGACTAGTCCCGCAACGGGACTGCTTTGCGCCGTTTCGGACTTGGAATCCGGCAGTGAATTTAGCATTTCAAGGTCAATGCTGTAGACTACAGTTGACCCTCCCCGGCATGGCCGCGTCCCGGTTTCAAACAGCAAACCTTCAGCAACAAACTCGTTCATTGTACGGATGACGGTTGACCGCCCGCACTCTGTTTCGTCGGCTATCGTCTGCTTTGACGCCCATATCCCGCTGCCATCATCGCTGGCCTTGTCGGCCAAATATGCGAGAATAGACTTCCTGATCTGGGAGCCTATCGCCCGCTTGTAGACAAGGACTGAAACCTTATTGCTCATACGACACCCCGACTGCATTCCGCTGCCAGCAAGTATTTCAAGCTGGCCTCGGCCTCCGTGTTGAGGCGGCAGCGGCTCAGCACCACCTCAAGCGCCCGGCGGGTCGTGATTGTGTCTGTCTTGGTGGTCACGCTCAGCGCGCGCGCCTGACCCCGTCCCCGCGCGATATGGCCGCGCCGTTCAAGGGCAAGAATGAGGCGGTGAATCCCGCTCTTGGAGTTCAGCCCAAGGGCCTCTTTCATTTCCTCGAATGATGGGGCCATGCCGCAAGTGTCAAAACATTCCTGAATGAACGCGAGCAGCTTGGCTTGCTGCGCGGTCAGGCCAACGGACAATTGTTCCGGCTTGATTTCACCGATAGAATCGGGATAGTGGCTTGCATCAGCCATGTGCATCTCCTTCCGCGAGTGCATATCGGTTAGAGCCGTGTGGGGTCGCCAAACCCTGCGCGGCTCGTTCAATTCTAAGCCTTTTCTCTTGCCACAGCAAGCATTTAGGCCAAATTTCCCGCTGTTTCTGCATGATCTTTTCACCGCTCATTTGACGCGCATCACCATTTGCAGGGCGCGGACTATCTCGCGCAGTTCGGCTATCTCGTCGGACATTTGCAGGATCGCGCGGGCCATGTAGGCTTGATCCTCAGGCCGCATCCGGCCCAGCAACGCGCTTTCGATGAAACCGCCGCGATCTGCTGGCCACGGTTTCAGCGTCGGCTTTTTGCCATGCCTTTCCAGTAGGGCAGTTAGCCGCCGCTTGTTATCCTCGGCAAATCCACAGGTGTTCATATGTCCACACCCCTTGTCGTGATCCCAATTGCCGCGAATGCCGCCTCTATCGTCTCAACCTTGACGACATGGCCTTTCCAGCCGCCGTGCCATGCCTCTTGCCGCTCGTTTAGCTTTTTCTCCGAAGGCGGGCGCTTGCCGTCCTTGATTTCCAGCGCGTAATTCACGCCCTTGAAGCCGACCAATATGTCAGGGCACCCACCGCCAACCGCGCTCAGGTCTTGCACCGTTGCCCCGGCTGATTTCAGCGCGTGTACTATCTCGGAGTGGTTGCGATCAACCTTCGCTGCCCGCCTCATTTGCGCAGCCCTTCGGCCAGGATGACATGCTTGCGCCCGTGGTTTTCATGGAAGCCCATTCCAACCAAAGCTGTCTGTCTGGCTCTTATCGCATCGTCTTTGTCAGAAAATACGCCTATGTATTTTTTGCCGACATGCACCATCCATCTGCTATGATGTTTACTCCAGCAAACGCCCATTACCCCACTCTTATTATCTATTCTTATCCGAGTGTTTCTCCGGTTATCAGCCGATGACACTTT